AAGGGCGCGAGATATGCTGGCGTGCTCATGCTGTCACCTGTGCGCTGGAACCGGGCGCGTTGCTTACTATAAGATTACCAAAAACTGTTGAAACGTTTGCCGTGAAAGTGGAATTGAGCGTTGCCGTGTTGTGTACGAAGCTAAAATCAACTATTTGCAGGACATACGGACAGGAAAGAATCGTCTGCTGAATGATGAGCATGACCCCGGCCTGATTTGTAGGAGAACCGCTAGAGCCGATGAGCGACTGGAAGAGCGGAAAACCAATAGTCAGATTCTCCCACCACTCTCCCAAGAGCAGCCGAAGAGTCGTATAGATGATTTGCGCCACAGCGTCAAGATCTGAAAGAAACACTGGCCCATTCGCTCCTTCGACAGGATCGTTCTGAGGCATCGCATTTTGTTGAACCATGATCGTCGGTGTGCTCATCCTATGAACCATCCTGTTCCGTCTGAATATACTGGCAATGCGTAACTCCCGCCGCCGACATACGGAGCCTGAAATGTGTTAGCTATTGCGTCAGTGACAAACGCCCTCGCTCCAACCCCGGCCAATGGAGCTAACGGAATCGGCATCCCCGCTACGCTATAGACGCCAGTTCCAAGCGGAGACTTGAAGTTTGGCGTTCCAACGAAAGGAATAATCAGCAAGTCCATCACATTCAACGATGGAGAAGTGATTGTAATTCCCGCTGTAGCCAAATCAATCACCACAAGACCACTGTCGTTGCGAAGCTGTGCGCTAGTGGTTGAGTAGTTTGGGATTACGTTTGGAACACTTCTAACTCCGAATTCAGCGAAGGCATCACCAACGTCGTGTCGGAAGAGTGCGCCGTCCGGTTGTTTCTGAACCCCGCCATTCTGCCACCACATATCGAAGGCCATGTCCTGAAACGACAGTTCACACTCGTCTCCAATTTTGATTGGAAGCGTGAGACTCCATCCTCCTCCCGTAGGAATCTTAATCGGCACATCATCAAGGATTGGCAGAGAGGTAATCGTAGGGACCGCCCCATTCCTGATGACTTCCTTTATCGTAGGCTGAACAGAGACAGTCATCTTCTGCGGGTTAAAAGCGTTACCTTGGGGATTGGCAACAACGATAGCCGGAATATGGCACCAGAAGTTGCACTCGAATTGATGTAGCGCAAGTTCAATTGGAGCCGACTGGATGCTCATTCGATGCTGCAACGGAATCATCGGTAAGGTAGTCATCGTGCAGACCTCGGATCAAGTGTCAGCCCCGGTTGGTCAATCATTGCCGCAAGTCCACCGATAGAGATAAATGCTACTATTTCCGTCTCCCACATATTCCCTCGGCTGTCTCCTCGGAACTGCAAAGCGTTCACAAGGTATAGTCCGTTTGGGTCCAACAGATGACGGTATCCTGGAGGAACATACTGAATCTGCTTAATCTGCGAATCTGTGATACTCACCTGCATCCTCGGAATTGTAACTTTCAAGCGCGGGTCAAGCAGAACGCGGAATTGAACTCCGTCCGCAATTCCATTGATGACTGTTTGCTGCGGAGTTCCGAGAATCCCTGTCGATGGAGTGTAGGTAATCGTGCTGACAGAATTCTGGTCAGACATAACGCTAATTCCTAAGCCGTCAAACCCGTACCATGACTGCATATTATTGGCTGTCGTAACCCGGTCAATGAAATCGTGGGGATCGCCAAAATACGCACGCGCACGCGGATAGGGAGTCGTTGACAACTTACTTAGGGCCGTCTGCGAAGCCGGGTCGATAGGAAAGGGATTCTGCGACCCTGCCGCCATCTTCGCAACAATAGCAGCCTGCGTCATTTGCGCGTCGCCCCGCAAAACAGCAAAGTTTGCAATCGTCTCTTTCATGCCCGTATAGCACATGAGAGTGACCTTGGAATCAACTACCTCAACACGTTCATATAGAGCTTGATAAACCGTCCCTTGGAATATGACTCCGTAAGGACCAGCCTGGAATCCGGCGGATAGTGTTACGGTTGCCCCTTGACCATAAAGGAAGCTCTGAACCATATCGGCACTCAGATTCCAGAGTTCAATCATGGCCGTCCAATATCCTCCTTTTGATGAGTACCCTAGAATGTTTACCTCAAAAACAATTCGCATCGTCTCTGGTTGCCAAGTCTGCGAGTCGAGGGTGTAGGTTAGTGGAACGCCTGCACTATTAGCAGGGTTCGCGACAGTGAGGCTCCATGCCCTACCGAAGTTTGGTATCTGCGAAACCGGGCTATATTGAGTGCTCATACATTGTCATCCCACAACAATAAGAAATTCGACCCTAATTCGTTTGAGTTCGGGTAATCGTCCGGCACCTGCCCTAGATTGATGATGTACGCGCTCCCGATATTCAGATAGCCGAACTGCGCTAAAAGATTCGCGGCGGGCCATGAGCCTGTCACCATCGGGATAGAAGAGAGCAACAGATTTCCTTGCGAGTCTGAGATCGACATGATCCAATACTGTGCTATCTCGCTATAGGTGATGAACAGGCCGAGGCGCATGACTCCTCCATTGACATTCAGAGCTACGTTTAGCGTCTGGTTCGGAGCGTTCGTCAATGGAATAATCTGTGCCATACCTAGCCTAAAGGTCCCTCTGTTAACTGCCCCGTGTTGTTGCTACTCCAATTTCCCGCGCCTATCACCGTGTCGCTCTGTGTCTGAATTGCGGAAGATGATTGAACGCCTGTCGAAGAAGAAGGCATACCATTCTGTGCTGTCACGCCACTAGTTACGGGCTGCACAGCGGTTGTGCCGACAGCACTGCTTCCTGTAGTCTGGTTGCGTGCGCTGTTCGTCTGAGTAGCCACGCTGAATAGAAACATCTGCTTGAACTCAACTCGACAACGCAGTCCGAATTGTGTTTGCGCCGTATCATCCGGGATGACATTCATAATAAAAACCGGAGAGTAGGTTTTCAGGCGCGTTGTCAACGTGAGTGGAACACGCGCAAGACGGAGAGCGTCAAGCGTATCAAAACATGAAATAGACTTTGATGCGTTCCCTACCCATTGACCAACGGCATACGCAGGCAGAACGTCAGTCATCAACACATCCATCGTGATAGTTGCCTGATTCGCCCGGATGTGATCGGTAAGGTTCGCCGCATCTTGAATGGGATGCTCTGTTGCCGTCATGGGTTGAGAATGAGAAACCCGCATCACGCCATCGAATACGAGAAATTGAGGAGTCGTATTGGCTGGTACTGCCGGAGAAGAACCTGAGACAGCGTTAAGTGGATTGGCAGAACCTGCCGACTGCGAATTCACGTAAGATGCGGGAACGGTAATCATCGTGAGCGCGGGAGAACTCCACTGCGGAGGCCGGAACGGATTTGCAGCGGGAACTGATGCGGCAATAGAGGCTTTCATTGCCGCCGCCTTCGCCGAGGTAACGGCGTAGACGATTATCTCCCCAGCGCCTGCAATCGCGGCGGATGTGGCTGCGGGAATAATCATGCCGCCCATTATTGATGCGCCCCGTTAAGCTGTATTGTCAATCCCTGGCGCTCTCTTTCCCTAAGAATTGCTCCCTTTCGTAAAAAGTCCCGAGTATGCTGGTCCAGTGCAGATACAATCACTTGCTTGTGCTGCTCCGGCGTAAGATTAGGAGCAGAATTTATAGTGATGCTGCCAATCGTTAATCCACCCGCCTGCTCCACGCGGTGCACATAATTAGATGGAGAACTTGTTCTGAATCCTCCATATTCGGCCAATGTGTCCCAAACATTTCCCCCATGCTTTTGGAGAAGTTGGAGAAGATATTTCTCTCCGCCCTCAATGTTCTGCCCTGTGTCATACGGGTCAACACCGAGCATTTTAGCCGTGGAAGGCATTAACTGCATCCGTCCTATGGCGCGATCCGTTGTCCCCGCAATTGGCGGACCAAGTATTACTTTTCCAGAGCTATCATATTGCCGGTCCCCAGACTCGGCCATCGCAACGCCATGAACTAACTTTATGAAGTCAGGAGATGATCCGCTTATCTGGCTTAACAAATCACTGTTCGCTGATGGAGCATACGAAAATGGATTAGATGCAAACCAGTCCTTGAGTCCTACCATCTGTTTAGTAACTTCATCCCCGTGCGAACGCGCCCTGTCGAAATCCTCTTTCGCTTTGAATGGATGGCCGCTCATGAATTCAGAAACGCCCGTAAGTGCATCTACGGACTCTTCCATAAGGGGAATAAGTATAGTGGCTATCTTAGGAAGTATCTCAAGTATAACTCCGAACTCGTGAGCCGCCATTCCAATAGATTTAGACAGGTCTTCAAAACTCCCCTTCGAGTTCTTTAACGCATCGTCGCCTGACATTGCGCCCATGAGATGCACAAATCCAACTTCAAACTCCCCTGCTACAAGTTTCAATTCCTTCATTAAATTCCATAGGTCAGTAAAATACGGGATCACGTCCGTACTGAGAACGTCCGACCAATGGGGCATATTCTTCATAACAAAATCGTTCAGACGTTCAAGCTGTAATTCAATTCCACCTCCACCGAATCCTACTTTTCCAAGCAAGTCCTCTGCAAACTTCATGCCAAACCATTTAGCTTTGAGTTCAAGGCGTTGGAACTCGTATATAACTCCCCGTATCTGTTTCATCGAACCTTCGTAATTAGGACCAACCATCGCGGCCAACTGTTTTTGGTCTTGAATTAGTCCATGAAACTGCTCTTTCATTTCATTCGTTCCCCAGATCACATCTTCTATAGAAACGCCCATCGTATCCAGAGCCATCGAGAGAGAGCGATATTGCTGTACGCTCATCATGTTCTGCATGGCGAGGATTTGCTGCTTGCGATCCAGCATTGCTAATTTATCTAGGTATCCTATAATCCCAAAACCAACGGATGCAAAGGCGGCTATTCCGGCCACTTCAAATGCAAGGAATTTACTGAGTATCCCACCTACAGATGACGCGACGGTTTTCTCCGCGCCGGTCATTGCTTGGGTGAATTTGTCGAAGGATGCTTTATCTGTGGAGGCAGAGAGACTGATTAGATAAGATTTGATTACATCGGCCATCTCTATGCCTCCTTTGCCGCTCTCCATGCGCGGAAGTCGGCCTCGTTCTTTTCCTTCACGTCAAGATATTCATGCGCCTCGCACAAATCCTGAAACGTGAATACACCTTCAACAATATCCCGATGCGTCCAAACTCCGGCCAGCACGGGACGCCACAGAAACGGGTCTAGGTTTGGGAACTCAGTTGACTCGAATCCGTCGCCGGAGTCGTCCCTACTGACCCGGCTCCTGGAAAAAAAGGGGCGATATTGAATGCCAATGTCTCCTTTGTCAGTTGCAGAATTGTTGGCCCATCGTACTCAAGTTCCGGTATTGCCCATGCACCATTCGGAAGCAAGATCGGAAGAGAAAGCGGAGAACCTGTTTTGTTGCTGTAACGCCCGCATACCGAAAGGCAGAGCGTTTGCATTTCCGTGTACTCGGTTCTCGATAGTTGTTCAGCAAGAAATTGGGCCGAGAGCATATATCCGAGTTCCGCAGGAACAGGAGTCGTAGGTTCAGCATTCGGATCTGGTTCAGGAAACGGATTTGCCTCTCTGTATTCCCGATACCGCTTTGCGAATGTCGTAGCAATCCAGCTACCGTCTGCCGCCTTCATGCGACCTATGCGGTAGGAAGATTCGCCGATTTGAACGTCTTTATGATCCATGCGTCTCCTTACAGATTGGCAATGTTAGCAGCGCGGAGAGTCCAGCGGATGTACTCGCCTTTTGGACCCATCGGCAATGGCGGTTTCTTGGTGAACGAAACTCCCGTGCAGACGCTCATATCGTTTGTAGTGAGGTTCTGCAATTCAAGAGAGATCGCGGCCCACTGACTTGGGTCCATATTGGCAAG